GTCTATGGTTGAGGTATCTCAATCATTAGCAAAAGAATGGGGTAAGGCTGCTACCCAAATTGCTAATGCAGCAAAAGAAATTTAACAAGTACAACAATCAATAATTAAATAAACAGAAAGATGGCTACATCAATCACAACTACATATGCAGGAGAATTTGCAGGAAAATACATTTCTGCTGCATTGTTATCAGCCGACACTATTGAAGGTGGCGGTATTACTGTAAAACCAAATGTTAAGTACAAAGAGGTAATAAAAACTCTTTCTACTAACGCATTGGTTAAAGACGCTGCGTGTGACTTCGCTGACCAAAGCACAGTTACTCTTGCAGAGCGTATTCTACAACCAGAAGAGTTCCAAGTAAACTTGGAATTGTGTAAGAAAGATTTCCACAACGATTGGGAAGCAGTTGAAATGGGTTACTCTGCATTTGATTCTTTGCCTCCTTCATTCGCTGATTTCTTAATCGGTCACATCGCTGCTAAAGTAGCACAGAAGACTGAAGAGAATATCTGGCAAGGTGCAACTGCTAACGCAGGTGAGTTTGACGGCTTCACTGCTTTGTTAGCTGCTGATGCAACTGTAATTGATGTAGTAGGTACTACAGTTACTGCTGCTAATGTAATTGAAGAGTTAGGTAAAGTAGTTGATGCTATCCCTACTTCAGTTTACGGAAAAGAAGACCTTTACATCTATGTATCTCAATCTATCGCTCGTGCTTATGTTCGTGCTTTGGGTGGATTCGGTGCTAACGGACTTGGTGCTAATGGTGTAAACAACGCAGGTACTACTTGGTTCAATGGTGGTGACCTTGCATTTGACGGTGTTAAATTGTTCGTATGTTCTGGTATGCCAGACAACGATATGGTAGCAGCACAGAAATCTAACTTGTTCTTCGGTACAGGTTTGTTGGCTGACCACAACGAGGTGAAGCTAATTGATATGGCTGACCTTGATGGTTCACAAAATGTTCGTGTTGTAATGCGCTTTACTGCTGCGGTACAATTCGGTATTGGTGCTGACATCGTTTACTACACATAAGAAGTAGTTTAGTTAATAATTAAAGGGGCAGGTAGGCATATGCTTGTCTGCCCTTTTTTAATAAAAAAATAAAAGAAATTATGGCTTGTGATTTAACAAAAGGTCGTGCGCTCCCTTGCCGTGAGTCTGTAGGTGGTATTAAAGCCGTTTACTTTGTAGACTTCGGTGACTTGGGTACGCTTACTCTATCTTCGGATGAGGTAACAGATATGACAGGAACATTCTCTGCTTACAAGTATGTGTTGAAAGGTACATCTTCAGTAGAGCAAACAATCAATGCTTCTCGTGAGAACGGAACAGTATTCTTTGACCAAGCGGTTAGCCTTACTTTGCCTCAATTAAGCAAGGAAGATAACAACGAGTTGAAGTTAATGGCTTACGGAAGACCTCACATCGTTGTAGAGGACTACAATGGTAACGCTTACTTGGTAGGTCGTGAACACGGAGCAGATGTAACAGGTGGTACTATTGTTAGTGGTGCTGCTATGGGAGATATGAGTGGTTACACTCTTACCTTCAACGCTATGGAGCGTACTGCTGCAAACTTCATTGCAGGAGCAACAGATGGTAACCCATTTGCAGGTATGACTTCTGCAACTGATACTATTGTGCTTTCATAATAAAGTAGTATATTTGTTCTGCACTTGGTGCGGATAATAGGTGTTTTGGTTAGGGTAGTCTTCGGGCTACCCTTTCTTTTTGATAACACTTTACCTCTCTTGTGGTTAACCTATTATGCATATAGTAACTACAACAGACAAGAAGATATACTTTGTTCCCAGAGCGTTTGATTTAAGCGTGTCGGTAGTTATTACTGATGAGGAAACAAATGTATCTGCTACGGAGTCTTTAACGGCTACGAAGGAGGCGAACTACCTCCATATCACACCTACTTATACATTCGTAGAGAGTAGGTACTACACAATAAGAATTACAGGAACAAACGAGATATACAGAGGTAAGGTCTATTGTACTAATCAGACTAACCTTGAGAAGTTCAGTATCAATAGTGGTGAGTTCACCTACTACGAGGATACTGATAATGATAATCAATACATTTACCGATGAGCAATATACGCATCGTAAACCTCGCAACGCATACTACCCCTGCGGTTGTAGAAGACAATCGTAAGCAATGGGTAGCCTATGGTGAGGATAACAACTACTTCCAATTTCTTATAGACAGGTACAATGGGAGTGCTACCAATAATGCCATTATAAATGGTATGACCGAGCTTATCTACGGAAAGGGTTTGTATGCTACCGATGCATCACGAAAGCCCGATGAGTACGCTATGATGAAGAGTCTCTTCTCTCGTACTTGTATGCGTAAGATAACCTTTGATTTAAAGGCTATGGGTCAAGCGGCTATGCAGGTTATCTACAACAAGGACAAGACAAAGATTGTCCAAGTAGAGCATATGCCTATTGAGACTCTCCGTATGGAGAAGATGAATGACGATGGTGAGGTTACTGGCTATTACTACTCTAAAGATTGGACAAAGATTCGCAAGAAAGGTTTTGAGCCTATTAGAATACCTGCTTTTGGTTATGGAGAGAAAGGCGAGGGTTTAGAGATTTATTGTATTAAGCCTTATCGTAGTGGATTTTACTACTACTCACCTGTAGACTATCAAGGTGGTTTACCTTATGCAGAGTTGGAAGAGGAGGTAGCTAACTACCACATCAACAACATTAAGAACGGACTCTCACCAAGTATGTTGATTAACTTCAACAATGGTGTACCTACTGAAGAGGAGCGAGAGTTGATTGAGAGACGAATCATACAGAAGTTTAGTGGTTCATCTAACTCTGGTAAGTTCATTCTTGCGTTTAACGACAACAAGGAGATGGCTGCAAGTATTGAGCCTGTTCAGTTGAGTGATGCGAGTGAGCAGTATCAGTTTTTAGCTGACGAGGCTATGCGTAAGTTGATGGTAGCCCATAGGGTTACTTCACCTATGTTGATGGGTATTAAGGACAATACAGGATTGGGTAACAATGCTGACGAGTTGAAGACGGCAAGTTTGCTATTCCACAACACGGTTGTTAGACCCATCCAAGAGTTGATATTAGATGCTATTGATGACATCCTTGCGGTAAATGGTGCTTCATTAAATGTATTCTTCAAGACACTACAACCTTTGGAACTACAAGGGGATATGATTGAAGAGGAAAAAGAAGAATTGAGCAAAGTAGAGTTGGGGGACGATAGCCGCCCTTTTCTTGATGACGAGTTAGCCCACGAGATGTTAGATGCATTGGCTGACTTGGGTGAGGAAGAGCCAGAGGGCTATGAACTCATTGATGCAGAAGAAGTAGGAGATGAAGAGCCAGAAGACTTTGATGTTGAAAGCTATTTAAACGGGCTTGTAAGCCTTTCTGCTACTCAAGATAGCAATCAGGACACTGAACTCTATAAAGTGCGTTACAAGTACTCTAAAGGCACTTCAAAGACACCTATAGGTCAAAGCAGAACTTTCTGTAAGACTATGATGTCTAAAAAGATGTTATACCGTAAGGAAGACATTGGACAGATGAGTGCAAGAGGTGTCAATAAATCATTTGGACACAAGGGTAGAAACTACTCACTATTTAAGTACAAGGGTGGTGTAAACTGCTACCATAGATGGGAGCGTAGAATCTACAAGAAGAAGTTAAAGAAAGACGGAACTGAATGGGGTGGTAACGCTCTACAGGGGACAAAGTTTGTGAATGTAAACCAAGCGGTAAGAGAAGGGTTCAAGCTACCTAAAAACCCTAAAGAGGTGGCTAAAGCTCCTATTGATATGCCGAGACAAGGGCATCACCCTAATTACGGAAAATAATGGCAAAGGTATTATTTATAAAGAGAGACGATTTAGTACGCAATAGCGTATTGTCTGGAAACATTGATTCGGACAAGTTTCTTCAATTCATAGAGATTTCTCAAGAAATCCATTTGCAGAACTATCTTGGCACAAAGCTCTACGATAAGTTACGCAATGACATAATCAATGCTACATTGACTCCTGCTTACGAGACTTTGTTAGATGAATATTCGCTGCGCGAAATGGTGGCTGATATCGTCCGTCAAGAGCTGCAAGGCGCTTTGGGCGAGCGGATCACCCGCAATGTTCGCAAGCTCGTGCG